TTGCAGATAAACCCTCTCCTCTAGTATTTGAATTATCAAATACAACTTGATCTCCAATTCTATAATCAACACCCGCACTAGAAATTCCAATTAAGTCCACCGTTCCGGGTTGAACAGAATTGATCTTTGCAGATTGTTTTAATTTATTTGGAACATCAATATAAGAATATTCTAAATTGTCTTCAATGATGTTATAAGGATGAGTGTTTCTTCTCCACCTATCAGAGTCTAACGATTCTTGCAATGAAGTATTTTTAAAATTATAATCATCAGGTATTGACTGATAATTATCTCCGATCAGATATGGGAATACTGGTTTTTTATATTTTTCAAATACACCTGAATTATCGGATGCTGAATTGATAGTAGTAAAATAAGCATATGTTCCATTCGGAT